GAAGATTGAACTAAACCATACTTGGCGTCCGAAAATCGGACCGGAGCATACCACCTTTGCGTGGCCGGAGGAAACTGCCTCAATTCCTGCCAATATCGGAATGGGTATCCGCAGAAAAGATACTAAAGAAGTACTTGGTATTGTTTCCGCAGACTACCAACCTGTGCAGTACAGTGAGATTGTTAAGGGAGTGGAAGAGGCTCTTCACCTTGCTCAGATGGATATGACTGATGCTAGGTTTAATACTAGTGTCTATGATAATGGTGCTAGGCTGGAGTTAAGGGCTTGGTTTCCGGCTCATCAGGTAGCTATGCAAGATGATGGCAAAGATCCAATAATACCTGAGTTTGTGTTCAGGACTTCTCATAACAGAACATGGGCTAACAATGGTATGATGGGGATGTGGCGTAGCTTCTGTTATAATACTTTAGTATCTGGCGACAAGCTGGCCTATGTCTATGGCAGACACACCAAGAATTTCAACGTGGGTGCCTTTGCCGGAAAGATACAGAATGCTGGCGAGTTTATCTCTGGCTCTGGTCTGAATCAAATGAGGGATTGGTATAATACCAAGGTCACAAGAGATCAGGCTATCAATTTATTTACTGAAACTCTGGCACAACGTACTGATAATGTTAGCAGAAAGAAGGTTGCTAACAAGGTTATGCTTTCCAACCTTATGAAAATCTTTGATGAAGAGAACCGGCATCTGCATGGTAAAGGTGCTTATGAAGGCTATGGCAAGCGAAATAATGGTACACTCTGGTCAGCATACAACGCCGCTACCCATTGGTCTAGCCATCCTAAGAGCAAGACAGGTAGCAACCACAATGTTAGAGTAACAAGAGAAGACAGGGTCAGAAAGATGCTGGCTTCTGATGCTTGGCTGGGATTGACGCAGGTGGCTGCTTAATATAATGAAAACAAAAGAACATTTAATATATTTTAAAGATGAAGCACCCAGGATTGGTTCTGGTTGGCGCAAGGTAACTGTCAAGAAGGGCCGAAAATGGGTGCATCTTTTTGGTAAAGATGCTAAGAAAAAACTTTTGATGCAGCAATGGAAAGTGATGGAGAGAGCTATGATAAAGTATCATGAAAGAAATGGACCAGGTAGGTTAGATACTTTTAATGGAGAAATACTATGACATCCCAAACAACTAGAGGTAACTATGAGATGGGTAAACTTCCTCTAATAAAACGTCTTCTATGGTCAAGTATAGATAAAATAAAACATACATCTGTGAAGTATGCACCAAGTGAAACATTATTACATAAGAAAATTTATTATGATGATTGGAGGGAGATAATAAGAAAACTTGAAGCTTTGGAGAAGGAGATAGACCAGCTATGAATGAGACAGACAGATGATTGCCTATAAACTATTTAAGGAACGAAGGGATGGCAGCATTGGCCCTCTCTTCATAGGTGCCAGCCAGAGAATACCTATTGGTGAGTGGCTACCAGCAGAAGATATTCCCACCAAAGGCTTTGCTCACAGACCAGGATGGCACACAGGAGTAGAGCCTAATGCTCCTCACCTGAAGCAGGGTGGTAACAGAGCTTGGTATGTAGTTGAAATTAAAGACTATACTACATTCAAACGGCCCTCTAATCAGGGTGGTGAGTGGCTCATCGCCCAGTACATGAAAGTATTAAGGAGATTAAAATGAGTATAGACGCAAGAGTAATGTCACAGCTTGAAGACTTCTATGAAGAAGCCCTGGAGATGGGGCTGACTGAGGAGAAAGCCAGGGAATGGGCATGGGATAAGAATATGGATCTGGGTCGAAAATTCTTAACCTTATACGGATCTTGGGCATACAAAGCTAATGGTGAGTGGAGCATTGATGCTAAAAACAAAAAGAATGCAGAGACTTCAGAAAATGACTGAAGAAGAAAAGAAAGCTATGAATGAGATAGATATTCTGAAAAAGAACGTAGCTGATCTGCAAAGACAGTATCAAGAAACCTTAATAAAAATTAAGAAATTGCAAGAGGAGAAGTAAATGCAGTTTATATTAAATTTAGATTGCTCTGAAGCTGATGATAATCAAGTAAAGATTATGGCAACAGAAGCAGTCAAAGATGGTGACTTTTTAAATTGGGATCATGCCTATGAATCTATATGGGATTGGTTGGAAGGAGAAGTAAATGAGTGTCATCGAAGGTAAGGTCTGGGGTAGCACAGAGCCTCTACTCCAATCCCCTGCCGTGGAAATACACCGCATCAAGGTAGAACTGGGCGGTTATTGTTCACAACATAAACATCAGGCCAAAATAAATGCTTTCTATGTAGTCTCTGGTGAGCTAGAGATACAAAGATGGAAAGACTACGGTCTATGCGACAGTACCCATCTGTTTGCTGGTGATATGTCTATCGTACCGGCAGGTGAGATGCATAAATTCATAGCTCACCAAGAGACAGAAGCTCTGGAAATTTATTGGACAGAACTCAAACACTCTGATATTCTCAGAGAGAATGTTGGTGGTACAACCCCAGCAAAATTAAGAGAGGTAATATGATTATGGGAAGTAAAATAGACTACTTAATGCAAGACGCCGTTAATGCTAAAATCAAGAGTATGACGGTAGCGGAGAAGGAATTAATGTTGTTTTCCGAGTTAATGTCCTATCTCGATAGGTCAACTACTGACACTATGGAAACTATAGAAGAATGGTTAAAAGAAGAGAAAGGATACTGATAATGGATATATTGTTAATATTATTAAGTTTATTTGGGGGGTTCTGGCTGTGGTTTTTGTAATTGCTCATATCGAAGACCCAATGGATATCTTTAGTATAGATATTTTGCCTGACGATAACGGCCACAAAGTAAAAACTTTTAAAACTAAACAAGAGGCGCACCATTATCTGGAATCTATAGATATCCATCCGCTATCATTATTTAATTCAGACATAATAATTGCGAGGGTACATTGAAATATTTATTAGTAATTGTAAGTATCTTTTTATTTACTAGACCTACTAATGCAAACGAGTTTGAGTGCTTGGTTGAAGCATTATATCATGAGGCAAGATCTGAAAATGATATTGGTGTATTAGCGGTCGGTACTATAATTTTAAACAGAGTAAAGCATAAAAGATTTCCCAATACAATTTGTAGGGTAGTCCATCAGGGGTATTACTGGAAGACTAATCCTATCAGAAATAAATGCCAATTTTCCTATTGGTGTGATGGTAAGACAGAAAAATATAAAAATATTAAATCTCTTTTTAGAATAATACTACTGGCAGAAATGCTTTGGGACGGGGCTGCTATTGCATCTCTGAATAAGGCAACTCACTACCATGCATCCTATGTTAGACCCATGTGGTCTATGAAAAAACAATTTAAGTTAATCACGCAGAAGGGTAGGCATTTATTTTACGTTGACTCACGTTAATTTTTGGGGTATAATATGAAACAAACTATAGAAGAAAGATTACATAAACATATTGAAATTTTAAAACAACAATTAGAAAAGGAAAGGGATGAAAATAAAAAACTAAAAGAAAAATTATCTGAATTTGATTATAGAAAAGCAAATCAAGGATGGGTTGAAAATGACTAGTAATTTGTGGAGAAAGGAACGGAGACAGGCTTTTAATTTTTTATTAAAACAATATCTTCAGGAAGGTTATGACCCCAGAGAGGCTAAATCGTTAGCCAAGAGAGAGGTTGATGAAATTATGTTAGACAAAGAAGATTTTGTAAACAACCTGTGGGAGGAGACTTATAGTGATGTCTAGATGGAGAGTTATTCTAAAAAAGAAACTGTCAAATATTATTATAGAAGATTTTAAAACCAGAAAGGAAGCGGAGGAAGAGGTGGCTTGGCGAACCCAGTTAGCAAATCATTTGAGACACACAGGTTCCATCTCTAACGACCCTAAAAGTCTTTATGAAATTCAAAAAATTAAAAATGTTGGCAATCCAAAACACTAAAATACTATTTAGTTAGTGAGTTCTACGAACTAACTAAATAGTATATTAAGGCCAAGATGTTGGGCCGTGGACAACATCACCGAAAGGAGATTTTAATGAGTGATACTAAATGTATATCAAAGGGGCCATGTCCTAGCTGTACCTCAAGTGATGCCCATGCCTTGTATGATGATGGTCACTCCTATTGTTTTAGTTGCGAAACAAATTTTAATAATAATTCAAAGGTGGTACCAATGACTAATACAAAAAGTTCTGGATTATTAAAAACAAGCGGTGAGGTGTCTGCCATTAGTGATCGGCACATAGAACGTGAAACCATTAAAACATTTAATGTTGAAGTAACAAAATCTGGCAGTACAATTACCCATCACATCTATAAATATTTTGACAACAACGGCAATCATGTTGCTAATAAAATCAGAGAAGTGCAAGGTAAAAAATTCTGGTCTGAAGGGAATGTAAGCGGCTCTGTTTTATTTGGTGAAAATATATTTTCTGGTGGTGGCAAATATGTTACAGTCTGTGAGGGTGGGATTGATGCTATGTCTGTCTATCAGATGAATGGCAAGTACCCTACTGTTTCAATTAAGAACGGTGCCGCATCAGCAGTTGAGAACTGTAAGAAAGCCTTTAACTATCTTAACCAATTTGAAACCGTAGTTCTGTGCTTTGACAACGATGACCCAGGCAGGAAGGCGGCACAAGCAGTAGCTCAAATCTTTGAACCCAACAAATGTAAAATCTTAACTCTAGAACTTAAAGATCCAAACGAGTATCTAAAGGTTGGTAAACGTGAGAAGTTTATGCAGGAATGGTGGAATGCTAAACCATATACACCTGCCGGTATTATCAATCTAGCTGACCTTGGTGATGCATTGTTTGAAGAAGACTATTGTGAGACTTGTCTTTATCCCTGGCCTAAAATGAATGATAAAACCTATGGTATTAGAACTGGGGAACTAGTCTGCTTTACCAGCGGTGCCGGTATGGGCAAGTCAAGTATTATTAGAGAACTTATGCATCATATCATGAACAGTACTAAGGATAACATTGGTGTGTTATGTATGGAAGAGAACACCAGGAACACAGCCTTTAATATTATGAGTGTCGAGGCCAATGCCAGACTTTATATCAGAGAAGTACGAGAAGAATACACCAGAAAACAGCTAATAGAATGGCGGGATAAGACCGTTGGCTCTGGCAGGTTCCTTGCCTTTGATCACTTTGGTTCAATTTCTAACGATGAGATATTGGATCGTGTTAGGTACATGGCTAAAGCTAGAGATTGTAAGTGGATTTTCCTAGATCATCTCTCTATACTGGTGTCAGGGAATGAAGAGTTTGGGGATGAAAGAAAGTCTATTGATGTTCTTATGACCAAGTTAAGATCTCTGGTGGAAGAAACTGGCGTTGGCTTGTTACTTGTTTCACACCTACGCAGACCATCAGGTGATAGGGGTCATGAGGATGGCAAGGAAGTATCCCTCTCTCACCTGAGAGGATCGGCCAGCATAGCGCACCTATCTGATAGTGTCATAGCCCTGGAAAGAAACCAACAGGCTGAAGATGAAACTGAAGCTAATACAACCACAATAAGAATACTCAAGAACAGATACACTGGAGACACTGGTGTGGCGTGTTATCTTTTCTATGATAAAAATACTGGTAGGATGACCCAGATTGATAATCCTTTTATGGAGAATGATGATGCCTCATAAAGATCCAGAAAAACGAACTGAGTATTATAAAAAATACTATCAAGAAAATAAAGAAAAACGAACTGAGTATTATAAAAAATACCGTTTAGAAAATAAAGAAAAACAGATGGAACGAAATAAAAAATACTATCAAGAAAATAAAGAAAAAATACTTAAACATACTAAACAATACCGTTTAGAAAATAAAGAACACTGGATGTGTTGCACAAGTAAAGTAAGAGCTAAACAGAAGAACCTTCCTTTTAATCTTAGTACAGAATATCTTAGAGAAATATGGCCTGAAGATAACAAATGCCCAGCTTTAGGAATTACTATGAAGAAAGGAGATTTTTGTGTAACAGATCACTCTCCAACTTTAGATAGAATTATTCCTGAACTGGGGTACATAAAAGGAAATGTACAAGTTGTATCTGCTTTAGCTAATAGAATAATGTCTGATGCTACAGTAAATCAAGTTATGGCAGTAGCAAAACACTATGAAAAAATAACAAAGGAGTTAGAAAATGGTAAGAAAACCCTTCAGTAAAGATGAGTATGACAAAGCAGATGTACCAGCAAAGAAACAAATGCTGGGCTGGTTGAGTCATAATATACCTGATCTTATAACTGATTCAAGAGAGAACTTTGGTTTTGATATAAGAGGCCAGCTAAATGGTGGCGCTACCAACCATTTCTATGAGGTTGAAGTAAAGTGGGGATGGGAAGGTGACTGGCCTGAACACTGGAAGGAATTACGCATTCCCTACAGAAAGAAAAGGCTGCTAGATAAATGGAAAAAGGATTTCAGAAATGCTGACCTGACCTTCGTTGTCTTTCGTAGTGACCTGAAGAAAGCATGGCATGTGCCAGGAGATGTTCTTCTTGAATCTGAAGTCAAGGAAGCATATAATAAAAACATAGCAAAGGGAGAAAAGTTTTATCATATTTTTACTGAT